ACTCTTTCCCTACACGACGCTCTTCCGATCTCAATATTTCTTAGTTTTTTCAATAATTTTAATTCTTTTTCAAATCTTTCAATTTCGGAAGTAATTTGAACTTTTTCACTATCTGATAACGATGGTCCAAATTCAAGATTTCTATTAATTGAATCAGTCATATCATCAGATGATACAATAGCATCTAATGTAGTTTTAACCGCTTCTCCTAACGCCGGAATAAATTTTGAAATAAATTTTAAATCAGTTAATTCAATATATCTATTTTTATTAATTTCTTGGAAATATCCAAATAAATTTCCAATATCTTCAGTAAACATTGTATATCCATCAATATCACGAGTATCTCTACCATTTTGCTTTGCGCTATATTTTGCCATTGTTGTGGCAAAATCAATAATACTTCCTTTAGAAACACCTTTTGCTAATTCAAGTTCATTGGTAATAATTTCTTGAATTCTTTCATCTTTAGAAGATAATAGGGTTCGTTCATTATATCCATTATCAATTGTGCTGATTAATTTTTTCGCTGCGATATCTAATGAACTAAGCTTTTTATCTTTTGGAGTATTTTCTTTTTTTGCCATATTATAAACCTCCATATTCATTTATCATCTATAAATCATTAGTCGGTTGTTAATTTCGATTATATATTATTTATATAATACTTATATATAAAGGAGAGGTATTCGATGTTGGAAAATTTGAATAAAATCTTAGAAGGATTGTCTGAAAGACATAAAAGAAGACTTTCGACAATTATTTATGTAAAAGAAAAAGAAAATGATAAAAATATTGGATATTCTAGAAATAATCTAACAATCTTAAAATATTTAGGAAGCAATCGAAAGCAATGTAGATTATATCTTGCAAAATGTGCTTGCGGAAACTATGCAGTTGTAGATATGTATCAAGTTCGACATGATATTACAAAATCATGTGGATGTATTCGAGATACAAATCATGGTAGAACACAAGATCCTTTATTTAAAATTTATTATTATTTACAAAGGTATGAAAATCAAACTAAAATAAAAATACTTTCTGATAAATGGAGTGGAACAAAAGGAGTTGATAATTTCTATAATTGGGCAATGAAACAGGGCTATCATCCAAATATGCGAATTGTTCGTAAAGATAATTTTTCTGAATATTCTCCTGAAAATTGTATTCTTATTTCAAAAGAAGAATATGCTCATAGAAAACGCTATCAGCGTAATAGTACTTATTTATATTGTGATGGATATACATTACACGTAAATGATTGGGCAGAAATTACTGGAATTAATAGAGAAACGATTATTAGTAGAATTAATCTTTATGGATGGACAATTGAAAAAGCATTACATACTCCTGTACCATATTCTACATCTGTATTTACAGGAGAAATTCCAGAAGAATATAAGAAAAAATATAATCAGGAGACCATCTCAAAACATTTTAAAAATCCCCCAAGATTAAAGTTTTTAACATATGCTGGAAAAACATTTTCAATCAAAAAATGGGGACAGATAACAGGATTAGATCCTAAAGTAATTCGTACACGCATTATGTCTAATTGGACAATTGAGAAAACTCTTAATACACCAACGAATTCTATGAAGAAAAGAGGAATTTTGGAGATTAAATTTAATTTTCAAATAAATGAATAAATTAAAAGAAAGTGTGTTGGAAATTCCAACACACTTTCTTTTTTTTTACTTTATTACGGTTGATAACTATTGGGTTCGGATTTACCAGAACCATAATCATAAGTATAGATACCACTGGTACCCATATAACCAGTATTATTCTGCTCAGGATCAAAGTCAAGATAATTCCACTTGATCTTAGAATTGAGCGTATACCATACACCAATATCATTAATTGCAGGGCTCTCATATTTTGTCGTTGCAAATTCTAGATCCATCTGTACATTATCACGGTTACCAGTCTCATAGTTTAAATGAGCTTTCGGTACACGACGCGGGAAGCAATGTGCAAACATGCAGCAATACTCCGGATTTAATCCAGTAGGATCATAAGTCGTGTAAATAAACTCTGCAGTATGATTAATCTCAGAGTAAATGATATCACCAGATTCAATTGCTCCATGATAATGTGCAATACCAGAACGAATATCACGAACACCAGTTACCCAAGTATCAAGATATTCACGAACAGGAGAACCTGATAATTCATATACTGAAACTGTTACAGATTCAGTATCATCACGAGCTAGTTGAGGAGTGCTGTATTGCTGACCGTTGAAACCACCCTCAAAGGTAGTAAAATCAACTGAGATATCTCCAATACCATCAACAGCCTTATAGCCAGTCTCGAAATAGGTCTTAAATCGCTTTGTGTGATCAGGGTATTGTGCTAACATAAAGAGCGGAGGTTTATGCAGGAAAATACGCGATACACCACGAATGTACGGAGTAAACTGATCAAGGTTTTGGTGAGTTACATCAATACCACCAAGGAAGTATGAGAAGTTCTCAAACGTCTTAGTATTGGTATTAATTTGATTAGTACCAATTCCATATTTACCAGTCGTACTCTGAATAGTCTTAGCAGCAGAACCAGCCATATTAGATTAACCTCCTTTCCCTTATGCAGTTGCAGAGCTACGATTGACATCGATTTCGATGATCGTAGTCTTGACAAGATCTTTGTGTACCATTTCAACATAGAGATGGAGAATGCCACGTTCAGCTTCCCAATCATTCTTGTCGAAGTGTGCAGAGATACTACGTACCTGAGAAGCAGCAAACTGCTCAACAACAGCACTTACTGCAACATTGAAACGCGCAATATCTTCTGCCTCAGAGAAGTCATACTCGAATTGTGCACAAAGTCGTTCACATGCACGCTTAACATCCAGAAGAACAAGAACATTGTTCTGCTCTGTTAGATTTGTCCAGCGAGACTGCGCAGTATTCTGCATTGCACGTACAACAATCTGATTCTGATTATATTTTGCAATATTACAATGCTTATCAGCAAGCTCATCCATCATTGTTGCATCAAGGTCTTCATCAAAAATTGGATAAATCGAATTCTTAATATGACCAGAGATGATTCCAAAACGGTTACCCGCTAATGGACGATGCTTACCATTCCAGCTATTGATATGAGTGAAGTATTCCATTGCAAGCCAGTATGTTGAAGTAACAGTAACCGTCTTCTGAGAATACGGATCACGAATCTTCATGCAGAAAGGCTCAAATGTTACAACACGATTATCGACAATACCATCAAAATTCGTATCATAATACGATCCGACAGCTGCCTTTGTGGTAATATCAAGACCGAAATCTAGCATGACCATACAATCAGTACGTTTAGTAGCAAGAGCTACCATTGAAAGTTTGGTATCTAGATCAAAGTCTGCATCAAAGATAAACGTTGTGGGATAACGATTCTTTGATTTAATGTTTGGATCAATTTCTCCATCAAATGCTTTACGATAAAGCATATTCAGAGTTTTCTGGCGATTCGGGGAATTTTCTGCTAATTCTCCATCAGATCCTCCCATTAGTGCAATACCGGTTGCAATTGTTAGATCAACAGCAGTTTCTCCATCACCAGGGGTAACAGAATCTGCAACTTCAATCGTCAAATTCGGAATTGCTAAACGGGTATATTTATCAATACCCAGAAGAGGATCAAAGTCGTTTAATGTAAATGTAGTATCCGGCTGAGCAGTTATATAAGCATCATATAGTGCTTTGAATCCCTTAGGATCTACATAAGTGTACATCATTTTGGATCCAGAATCAGAATCATTGAGAACATCCTCAGCAAATATAGAAGCTCCAGCATAAACTGCATCTTCTACAAAGCTAACAGAGAAATTCTCAACCTGTTCTAGAATACCTTCATTGCGATATACAGAGAAGAAATAATTCTTATAATCATTATTTTTGTCACTTGTCTTATCAGTGGTAATACGGAAACGAACATTTTTTCCATAAGAACCACGACCACGATAAGCGACAGTAAATAGTTTTACTGGAGTATATCCAGCAGAATCCTCAGTTGGTTCTACGATACAAGCAGTATCCAAATCAGTTAAATCAGTGATACCACGATCACTCGGTTTAACAACAAACTGAATTGACATATTCTCGCCATCTACTTTATATTTTGCAATTAAAGTAGCAGTAGAATACTCAGCATCTTCCGCAGTTACGCGGAGACAGTGTACCATTGCATTTGAAGTGGTTGCTGAACGACATGCTGCATATGCATTTAATAATGGCTGACCATACATGGAGAATGGGCCTAAACCATATTCATCCATGAACTCTGATAAACCATTGTTAATTGTAATTACTTCGCGATCTCGACCTTTTGGAGAGGCGAATACACATAGTGCAGAAGTAACAACGCCGCCACCAGTTGAATAATTATTAACGACTTCGGTATTATCGTTAATATACGTTACAACCTTCGGACGTAACATACTTCCCTCAGGTACAATCTGATAGGGAACAGGCATTGTAGTTCCTCCTTTTCATAATAAAAAATAAAGATAAGTTTTATTCAAATATTTTATTACGTTGTTATACTTCCTTTATATAATGAGCGTATAAAAAAATTTTTTAAATAATATATTATTTTAATAATATAAAGGAGGTATTTTATTATGGAAAAGTACAATAATCGGGAAGTCAAGGAAATCTCTAACTATTACATGGAGAATCTGATAGATATTCGTGAAAAAATATTTCGTGATTATATCCATACAATCGAAGATATGATTGCACAAGGAATCGAAATTAAATTCGATGCAATTATATTGGCAATTTCTGGATCCATTTTTCCAATATACAAAGGAGAGATTTGTCGTCTTAATCCTATTTATACTCGAGATGGAAATATTAGAATCGCTTCTTATGCTGAAGGAGAATATTTCGATTTTAAAGATCGAACTTTAGAAAATGCCGTTCAGACATATAATACAGCTTTGAAATTAAATTGGATTCCTTTAAAACTTTATGGTTTATTGGATACTTATATCATTGCATATCACGAATTTAAAAAGTAGAGTAGATTTTTCTACTCTACTTTTTAATGATTAATAAATAAATTATAAGAGGTATTATATTATGAAATTTCTTGATATTATGGATAATGATACCAATTTAGCATTTAGACTCCGATATGAGAATTTCTTCAATCTTAATAAAATGGTATTTGATATCGTGATTCATCGATTATCTGAAGAACGTGCAAAAGATTCTAATGCAGTTCCATACGATGGATTGATTTTAACAATTGGTGGAAAAATTTATCCTTTTATGTATGATGCATTTAATGGGTTACAAGAACTCAAAGTACAAAATGGAGATATAATTCTTTCTGATGATGTGATGGGTACTTTTAAATGTTCCAAAAAATTGGTTTCATCCATTACTAATCATAATAAATTATTATTAAAACTCGTTTTAGATCCTGTCATAAACAGTGATAAACGGTTAACAATTGATAACTATATTGTTGGTTATCATAGATTTAAATAATTTTAGGAGGAAAAATATTATGAGAATTATTAAAATTACTGATAACACTATTAGAGAAGCTATGAGATATAAATCAAGACATCATCGACTTTTACAATTAAAAATATTTAAAGGCGTAATTAATTATATAATTACTCATGAAAATAAAATTAAATGCGATGGACTTATTATGACAAATAATGGAAATATATGTCCATTCCTTTATAATAATCTCAATAATTTAGTAAATATTAATATAGTAAATGATAATATTGTATTTACTAAAATTAATAATAGTTATTTTATATGTCGACAAGATGCTCCAGCATCTGTAAGTAGGCATAATTTGTTATTGTCAGAATTCCTTTCAAAACACGATCCATTTGCAACCATTGATAACTATATTATTGCATATCATGAGTTTAATTAAATTTATAGGAGGTATCCTTATTACGATATGCTTATCCATTTCGAGGATATTCAAATACATACAAATTAATATTTGATTTTCATCGAGATATTGAAAAGTGTATTAAATCATATAATAAAATTCAAAAGAGAAGAATTCCAAAATACATAATAATAAAATATTTATTATTTAATGAATAGGAGTTGATTAAAAATGAATTTAAATAAATATAAAATTCCATATGAAAATAAAATACTTATGGCTTCTTTTAATGATGTAATTCAAATTGTAAATAAAATTCCTAAAAATGAACATCATTATTTTTATAATGGAAATTCTTTTAAAGATTCTCCATTTGTTATTTATCGAGATGCTATAAAAAATAAAGCATTTATTGATATATATTCTTTCGATGATCCTAGTGAAGGAATTATCGTATTAGCTGTAATTCCTAGTGAAAGAAGAAATGGATTAGCAGAATTATTAGTAAAGAAAGCAATTAATAATATTGGAAAAATAGGAGTTAATAAATTAATATGGAAAGTAGATTCTGATAATATACCATCAATTAAACTTGCAAAGAAATTACATTTTATCGAAAATATGAAAGAAAGTACAAATAAATCAATTATATTGGAGTATAATATTAATAATAGGGAAACTTAAGTTTCCCTATTATCTTTTTATTTAAAATCGTATAAATCCATTAATATATCAATATATTATTTATGTGATAAATAAATATTTATAGTCAACTATGAAAGGAAGTTTTATTATGTTTGAAAATTTAGAATTGATTGCTAAGAGTATTGGCTACCATGTAAAATTTGAGCTTTTCAAAAAGTTACGTAAAAATAAATATGAACACCGCGCAATCATCATGTGCGTCAATGGTCATATTTATGAGACCAAATTTGAAGAAGGAATGAAAATTCTTTATCCAATTGATGCGGATAGCGACCCCTTATGCATTTATTTTCAAAATAACCTAAATGAGAGCATTGCTCTTCATAACAGTAAGCTCCTTCCGAAGGCTCTTCAAGAAGGAGTTAATTCTGAAAGTTTTAACCATATGATCATCAAATGTAACCAGTTCTAAATATTGTTTAGAACTGGTTTAAAAACTATATTAGAAGAATACTTTCAACTATGAAAGGAAGTTTTATTATGAAAAAGTTTGTCAATCCTCCGTTTGCAACTGAAATTTGTAATAAGTATTTTGATGTTATGCCGTACGGTGTATTCAATACATCCACTGAACCAAAATGTGCAGATGCTCTCGTGTTATTCCATACTGGAGATATATGTCCAATTATGTTTGGAGAAAAAATGGAGTTTCATCCTCTTGAGTATAAGAATAGAGCATTTTTAAGAATGCAAGATACTATTGTGGAAAATATCCCGGCAACTTTGTTTGATCCGAAAACGGTAAATGAATTTGAATCTATGCTAATGGATCTGAATAGCCATTATAACAATATTATTATTGGCTATTCGTTAAGTATAGTTGGTGACCGGAAAATAAATCCAATACAATTTGATTTCTAATAAAAACCATTTACAATATAATTTTAGGAGGTACTACTATGAATGAGAAAATGATCGCAACTGCTGTAAATAAGTATGCAGCTAATCGTCTGGAAGTAATGGTGGAAAAATATATGCCCGACGGCAAATATATTGATCTACATAATGATCATGTCGAAGAATGTGATATGATCGTTATGTTATTAAATGGAGATATCATTCCGCTCAAATTTGGAGTTCATCAATGTATGAATCCGCTGCGCATTCATAAAGGTAATGTCTATCTCAGCACCTTTTCTTTAGGTGCTAGGCATTTTGAATGTGCAAAGGATCTCGATAACTATATCGAAGAATATAACACTATCCAGTTGGAAATAGACCCAAAATACATTATTATCGGATATCATATCTTTTAAAAGGAGGTAAATTATTATGTTGAGCCAAAAGGATGTATATACTCAGGTGAATATCCTTCATGAGCGACTTCATAAGCTCATTGGAGAATGGATTTTCAAAGATAGACCAGAATATGACTTAGAATATGTGCTCGCATATAATGAGCACGTAGAAAATCATCGGCTTATGATACCTACTCTTGGAAATTTAGTTACCCGAGAGATCGAAACCTCTCAGATCAGTGATGATGTAAAGCAAGTTTATAAAAATTTATGTTGGAATAAAGAAGGAGATTTTGAGTATCCCGCATCTGAAAAGGTATGGGAGATTATCTCCTTTACACAAAAAATAATGGAAAGGTTATAACCTTTCCATTATTTTTTTTAAATTGTAATAACCATTTCTAATGGAGAAATATCTTGTTTCGAATCAGTTTTAGACATATATAAACTATTTGTCAGTGATTCACTAAATCTTTCAAATGATAATGCTCCCATTACAGAAGAGTGTTGAGATGCCTGATTAATATTGATCATTTGATAATCTCTTGGATTTACTTTTTGCTTTCCAGCAATCATTCTAAATTGCACATCTGGATTTCCTCGAACTCTACATAATCTGGCAATCATTGCTTGCATTAATACTGGTGGAATTGATGCACTTACATCATTTATTCTAAAATTTTTTAACCATGCAAAATAAATATCGTCATAAGATAGAGATCTCGGAATTTTTCCAGCTAATACAAGTCTACTGAATAATTCAACATTTGATGGAGATTTCTTTGATACTGCATCCATTAGAATATCTCCTTGATAGAATCGATAAACTCGATATACATCAGTTTGACCATTTAATTCTAATACTTCTTTAGTTGTTTTTCCACTTGGTCTACATTCAATCATATTCGGATAATTTAATGTACGAAGAGTAGCTTTTTCTCGTGGAGTATCTTCAGAATCAAAAAACCGAATGTAAAATATCCCAATCGTTTGTAATTCCTCTCCTGTAAAAAATGCTAATGTTCGTTGAGTTGGATCTTTCATAGGACTAATAAATAAATCATCTGGAATATATACTTCTGCATATGGAGTATTAAAAAAGACAAATTTATCATCACTAATAAATTCATTTGCCATTATGAAACCTCCTTTTTAATTAAAAACACATTACTATAATTTATCAAAATGTTATTTTTTATTGAAATAAAGTATGATACGAGTTTATATAAACTCGTATCATACTTTTAAATTTTTTAATTATTAATATTCCATGGAGAAATTCCAAAAGTAATAGTGTGCTTATTCAGAGTTAATTTATTTTGACCTAAGAAATTCATTGTTATATTATAAAAAGAATCATTAATTTTTTCTAAATATTTATCAGGATCATCTAAATCAAATACTTTTCCCTCAATATCAGATAGATTCATTACAAGAACCTTAACCCAAGTATTATTTCCAGTATTTGATTCAGATTTCATTGTCTTCATTAAGAAATTTGTAAATAAGTAAACTGCATCACTATTATCATTGAAAACTTTATGTAGTTGATTTAAATAACCATATGCGATACCAGTAGAGAAATTACGAACGAGATCATTCATAACTTTTGTCTTCTTTTCTTGCTGAATTGATTTAGCATCGTCTTTAAAGAATCTCTTAATCTTAGACTTTTGAGTAGTTAGATAAGTTAAATACTTATTTAGTAAATATGCAACATCTAATCTATTCTTGAACGCATTCCTAATTGTGGTTACTTTTCGAATCGTATATTCATAATTTGTAACATCTGTTGGAAGTTTATCAATTTTCTTTTCCAATAGTGCTACAATTTCATTAGTTAAAAATGAGGTTGTTGAATTTCCATTATTTTGATTTGTAATTTCTTTTAAGATTTTAATAATTTGCTCAAACTTATTGATATTTGCATCATATACTTTTTCAAAATCTTCAATTGATTCAGAAAATTCAAATTGATCTAAGACATTTACCTCCATCAATTGTCTATTTTGAGAATCGTCTAATTTAAGAATTTTAATCGCATTTAGCATGTTATAGCACGATTTCAATCGTACATATTCTTTATCAACTCGTTTTAATAAGGAAGCGGCTTCAAAGAAACTCAATGATTTAATTGCTTCTAGATATTCTGTAATATCTCCAAGATCAAATTTGTTGATGATATCTTCAGAATCTCCTTCATTTAAAATTTCTTTTACTGCATTATTTGGAATACGATTATTTAAATCTTCTTCAGTTTCCTTTTCAAGAGATTTAATATTACGTCTAGCCTCATCATAACAAATATTATTATGTACTTCTTTTGGAACTAAGCGATCATAATCATTTTCAGACTGATTTAATTTTAATTTTTCCATTTGCTCCAATTGCTTAAAAGCATCTTCCATAGTTAACGGCATAATCTAAAGTCCTCCTTATTTAAGATTCTCCATCATCGTCATCATCGATGGTTTTATTTGATTTATTTTCTACTTCTGGTTCTACTTGAGATAATTCAATAGTTTTTGCCATTGTATCAACATCAATTTCAACTTCTCGATTTGTTATTCCATTATAGGAAAGTGAACCAATCTTTTTAATTCGATAAATTAATTCAAATACAATTTTAGATCGTAATCCAAGATCTTCTTTATAAATATCTGCAAATTTTGAAACTAAATCACCAGATGCAACATATTCATCATATAATTTTTGAATTAACATTCCTGGTACATATGAAGAATCAAGATATTTGAATAGATCTTCTGTATCAATTAATGTAAAGATATAATCAGTTACATCATACATTGAAGATGCTAATACAGCATACTTTGGATCTAGCTTATTTAAATTTGCAATTGTTGATGAATCTTTTCCTTGTACAGAATCGGAAAATGTATTAACTAGCTCATCCATATTTTTTACAATATAATTATTTAGAACTTCTAAGAAAATATAAAAAATATCCAATACAAAGAATTGATATAAAGCTACTGTAATTGCTGGTAATTGATTAAAATGGGCAGAAATCCATTCATCATCAATTTCAATACCAAATTTAGCGCTAATGATTTCAATAATGCCAATACAAATATTTTGGAATCTTTGATCTAATTCTAAAATATCATCTTCATCAACATTTTCAATTGATTTTGCATTTACATATGATAAATACAGTGGTTGAAAATGATTTACTGGTAATGATGTATATGAATCATTATCATCAATAATTTGAGATTTAAAAATATCTAATAAACTTTCTTCATCAAAATCATTTAAAATATTCGCAATTTCCATCATTGTATCTGGATTTGTATACGGCATATTAATGAAACATCCTTTCGAATTATACTAATATGTGTATATAATATTCGATTACTTAGTCACTTGTCTTAAAAATAATTATATTTTAATTAAAGAAAATCTTCAATATTAAATGATGATGAAAATGGATTCGATTCATTAGATTTCCAGACATCTTCATCATATTGGCTCCAATATGCTTGATCTGGAGCAAATTGTGTTGGTATAACTGGATCTCCCGGTGTCATTCCATAATCAGTCATCATTTCTTGTTGAAAAACTTCTTTTGCTTGTTTAATTTCTTGTGTTGTTTCAATAGATTCAGTAATCGGTGTTTTTTGCATCATTGATTCTTTAATTAATTCTTGCATCGATTCTGGTAAGCTCGGATATAACTCAATTAATTTTTTCATCGTTCCTTCTTCTGTAATATTTCCATTTTCATCATAATCATTTATATTATCAGATGCTCCTCGATGAATTCCGTATTGAGCTAGTTTTTCATAAGGTGCAAATAAATATACGAACATTCCAATCAAATAACTCATGATATTATCATCATGATTATTTGGACCAGCCTCAACTCTTCCATTTGGTTTTCGAATTAATCCACAAACATCTTCTACTAAATATTGTGTTAATAAAATATCTTTTCTCTCTTCCATAATATTCTCAAGTATAGCATAATATTGAGAACGATTGCTACCAGTCCATACACCATATGCTCTACGTTGCATTGCTTCTCTTTTCAATGCCCCATATTTATCTGTCTTTTCAATTACTTTATCCCCTAATTTACCATCATCATAATATACTTGATATTTATATTTTGTCTCTAAAAATCGATTTATTAATTCTCTACCTTTATTACTCTCAATAACAATCATTGATCTTGGACAATAATCATCTAAAAATTTACAACACAACGTACATAAATCTGGTTGTGAAATATATGGTGATTTAAATTCAGCTACTGGAACTTGTGTAGAAGGATTAATTAATGTAAATGAATTATTATCTTGGGCTAAACCTTCTGATGGATCAATCGTTAATATATAAACTTTATTTAATCGAAGTTTCTCATATATATTAATGTAGCATAGATTCTTACTATAATCAACTTGCTCAATTGGTTCTTTTTTATGATTCATTAAATATAATAGATCATTTCGTTTAAATGGAGAATTGCTAGAACCATGAATACGTTTTAAATCAATTTCGCGCATAATAACTTCTAGATTATAACTGACTAAACTACACTGAGTCTCATACCATTCAACAGATTTCTTTAACTGTTGCCATGAATGTTCAATAAAAATCATTCTATTATAGGCCGGACTATTTATAATTTTCTTTATCTGATCAATAGGTTGATCAAACATTTTATCAGTCCATTTTAACATATGAGATACATATTCAGATGCTGCAGCGCCATCTCTAGTATCTAAATCGCCTCTCAATACTTTATGTTTCCATAAAGAGTAGACTATATCTTCATCTCTTCACTACTATTACCATAATAAAGAGAGCCTTGCACTTCCATTTAATAGATAACCTAACCTTATTACAGGCTGTACTCTACTTGCTTCGTGTATTTTTCATAACTTGACGAAAGATACCTTATTTTCAAACTCCCTAACGCAATTTTACTTCTTGAAAATCTCTTGCTATTTAGATATTTCTATCAATGGAGTTATCTAGCTTTCGATAGTCGTTGAGCCTTCTTCTATATAATATATAGAAGCTTGGTTGCGGATTTTCTCTATTCTCTACATTATTACTATACCTAAGGAGTTACCCCTCGCCACTATAATATCACTATCATAGTTTAGTAGTAGAGACATGTGAAGAACTCCCCGCAGTTCACAAGGATTTTTAACTACATATCACTATGTAGACTCCCAGCGATGCTCTTAATGAAATTCAATGATAAAATTTTGCGATGTGCTAATGTGTTTGAATTTTTTATAACGATCAACCATGCGATCGATATGATCTGCATATTTTTGATCATCGGAAGCTTTCATAATTCCAAATGCATGGCGAATTTCTTTTTTACTCATTCCAGCATCCACCATATCTGCAATATCGCTATCCCAAGTATAACATCTGCTAAGATTCAACTTAGGATCGATTTTATATTCTTTAGAAATATGCTTCCACGATTTTCCAGTTCGGATACCTTGTACCAAATCATAAATTGGTGATGATGCAGTACGTTTTCCAGTAATTTTTTCTACAATATCAATTACACTATTTCTTTCTTCTAATAATTTACATATTTTTCGAATTTCTTCTTCTGAATATTTAAAATTAGAAGTTTGTGGAACAGGCGGATCCCAACGATCATGAGAATCGATATCTGTAGAATATGAATAATCTCGCACAACATCAAGCCAACTATCTTTATGCTTTAAATCAATTATAAATTTATAATACGCTGGATTTGTCGTACTTTTTGCCTTAGGATCATTTAATCCCCATCTATATACATCTCTAACATTCCATCCAGCTTCAAACTTTTCACAAATTGTTCGTACATATTCTTCACTATACTTTGCATTACCATTATTTTCTCCACGAACCTTCCGAAGTCCCATTCGCTCAGCACGTAACGTATTTTCTCTAATAGTAACCCATTCTAAATTGGTATAGTGATTCGACTGCTTTTTCCCGTTAAGATGATCTACTACAGGATAATTATTTGGATTTGGTACAAAAGCATATGCAACAAGTCGATGAACAAAAACTAGCTTAAACTTTCTAGTATTAGTTGAACTTAATGATACGCGAAAATACCCATCTTTATCAACACTTTTAGATAATATTTTTTCACTAATAACATTATATACATCTCCATTTTCAGAAACGAGATACATATTTTCTCGTATTCCTGGATATGTAACTTTTCTCCACATTAGCTCATTTGATTTTTCCATATAATAAATTACCTCCAAAAAAAATAATTTATTATATAGTTCTACTTTTTAATTTATAAATAAGGGACTATTCATACAAACAAGAAGGTGAAAAATTTTATCATTGCCTTAATTTA